CGTGATCGGCGAATTGCCCGCCCATCCCTCCGGCCCGCCCTCGCTCACCTCGACCTCAACCCCGGAGAACGCCGAGATCGGCGTCTCACCGATGCGGATATCGCTGATGCGCAGCGGGCCGTACCCCACCAGCAAGAGCAGGCGCACATACTGATCGCTGCCCTGGCTCTCGGAATAGGGCCGAGCCGCCTGCAAGGGGTAGATGCGGCGGCGGCCGAACACGCGCGGGATATTGGCGTAGGGGGAAAACTGATTGCGTGTACCAGTGATCTGATAGCTCGGCGCCGTCTGGCCGTAGGCGGTATAGGCGCTCTTCGCCGGTGCCGGCGGCGGGAAGAGCGCATTGATCGCCATGTTGCCCAATAGGCCGATGCCCACGCCGATGGCTGACACCATCAGCCCTGCACTGGCCATCACGAAGGTTCCACCCATCGCGCTGTACAGACTGCCGGCAAGGGCTGGCGCGGCTACCAATAGCGCCAGCGACAACACCGTAGCAATCGGATTCTTCCCACCGCCACCACCGCCGCCACCGTGCGGGAACACTTTGTACACCACGCGGCCGGCCTTGGGCCGTGCCGTCGCCCACAGATCCCGAGGCACCTCCCAGTCCTCGACCCAGATACGCACATGAGCATGAAGGCGTGGCGGCAGCCCTGCCTTGGCCAGCGCCTGTGCCAAGGTGCTGCCCGCTGGCACCGCGCCATCGATGCGCTGCGCCGGCGCGAAAGGATGCGGGTGCAGCACCAGCGGCTGCGCCGTCATAGGGGATGCCCCACTCATGATACGAACCGGTGAAAGCGTACGATCCGATGCCGCCACGCCGGCCGCCTGTAGTCCTCGACCACGGTCGCGCAGGCTTCCTCGACATGCAGCATCCGGCCTGGCGTCACCACGACGCCGATATGCATGTCGCCACCGCGCATACGCAGCACGATGCCGTCGCCTTCCTTTTCGGATCCGGGTTCTATCTGCGGGTAGCGGGCGCTTTCGCGCGTGATGATCGCGGAGATTTCATCGGCCGACGTCCCCGGCTCCCAACTCGGCCCATCGTGGAGCGGGGCTTCCCACCCAAACGCATCGCGCCACACAAGCCGCAGTAAGCCCCAGCAGTCGCAGCCATCGTAGTCGCGGCCGTGCGCGACGAAGGGGATGCCGACGAAACGGGCCACCCATGGGGGAATGGGAGTAGTGCAAGAAGATGTGGCGGGCATGCCCAAACCTTACGCGCGCGCGCGAAGGCAACCCAGCCGAAGCCCTTCGGCCGGATTAGTTCAGTGGGTCAGAACATGCCGGGAAACGCGGCCGGACTGAGCGTCGTCGCCACTGGCTCGCTGAGAATGTCCTCGAAGGCCAGGTCGCCCGTGATCCGGGCATCGTTATAGACAGCGCGGCGCAGCTTCAGGCCTGTGAACTCGGCCTCAATCTGCTCCGGCTGGCTGGCCAACACCACCTCGATCACCGCCGACAGCGGCGTCTGGAGCGTTCGCAAGGTCTTGACGATCACCGGATCGACGTTGTCGATCGTCAGCGTCGCCACCGCCGTCGATTCGGCGTCCTCGCCCGGCAGCTCGATGTCGAACCCCCAAGCGACGAAGCGCGCCCCGCTGCGGATGATGTCCTCATCGTTATTGACGACCCGTATCGGCTCGGCCAGGTGTTCGTGGTCAAGCGTGAGCAGCACCAGCCACACTTCGTCCGTCGATTCGGCATGCGCGCTGGCCAGCGCACGTGGTGTCAGGCTTCTCATGTCAGCGACTCCAGCGTCATCTGCACGGTATACACCGTGCCGGAAACCAGCGTGAGCACAGGGGCCGGCTTCCGAAAACGAAACACGCACATGACCCGCGTGCGCGGGTGCACCCACTCGAACGGCAACGAGCCGGCGGCGACGGTGACATCATGAAACTGCTCGAACGTCGCATACTGGGCGGGCGTGAAATCCGCCGATATTGTGAAGACGCGATTGCGCCCGGTGTAGCGGCGGCGGATCTTCACCGGACCTAGCTCCATTGGCGTCTCGATCGTCGCATCGGGGAACTTCTCCTGATAGCCGCGCGCCAGCACATACTGCGGCAAACTGCCAGGCCAGACCGGGCGTGCCATCAGCCTCTGCGCGTCACGACGCGTGACGTCCCGAAGTTGTTTCGCATTGTTTTATCCATGCTCCCCCCGTTCATCATCGACTTCACTTCATCACGGATGAACACCCGCAGCTGCGTCATGCCGTTCGCACCGATGCCCTGCTGCATCTCGACCGGCGCCGGGTTTCCCGACGCGCGCTGGTCGTAGATGACTACCTCGACCCCGCTTCCGCCGCCCGCGCCGCCATAGTTGCGCACGCCGAGCGAGCCGCCCGGCCCGCGCTCAAGCGGCATGATCGCCTCCGGCCCAGCCTCGCCCATTACGCCGATGGCCGCGCCACGGGCGAAGGGAAACACTGTCGGCGAATTCACTATCGTATTCACATGGCGATGCAAGCCTGCCGCCTCATACACGTTGCCCTTGGCACTGAATTCCCACAGCGAGGACATTGCGTCGAGCGCGTCGGCCGAATTCGCCGCC